ACATTATCACCCGACCCATCTGGGGCAACACTGGCGAACGCTATGACAACAATCGATCCGCTATGTACGGAGCCTGCCGCGCTTGGGTTGCCACAGGGGCCCTCCCTAATGACCCAGAACTTCGTCGCCAGATGCTCGCCATCAAATATACCTACAACAACAAAGACGAAATCATCCTCGAACGCAAAGAAGACCTTGTCGATGAAGACGGCAACGGCATATCCCTTGACGATATCGACGCGTTAGTCTTGACTTTCTCCCATCCTCTGGCACGATCAGCAAGAGCAGGTGGGGAACATTTCCAAGACAACCTTGTCACCAGCGAATACGATCCGTATTCCCCAGATCGCATGCAAGCATAGGAGTCTCCCATGGCAAGTGCATTCAAAGCAATCGGCAATTTTATGTTTGGCAGTGGCGGAAACCAGCAGCCCGCAGCGCCTCCGGCTCAGCCTGCCCCGGCACAGAACCCAACTGGCACACCCAACACTAACAAGCCCACTGCCCAGCCGACGTTCCTTTCCTCGGCCGCGGCTGCACCTTCGGCTGGCGCAACTGCTGGCGGCAAGACCTTGCTTGGGAGCTAATCCATGGCTATCGTTGTACCTTTCGGCAAAGCCCCTGCTCAGCGCCTGCCAATGCCCGATGAAACCTTTGTCATGTCGGCAGCCGCGCTGATGCACGAGAACGGGCGATTGGTACAACAGCCAATACAAAAGACTGGTATGTTTGATGAAATCCCGGAGCCAAACAAACCACCAATGTCTGAGGCTGAATCAAAGCTTCCAGTAGCCAATACTGAGGTTGGTATAGCCAAGCCTGATGAAATGCTAGCTGCTCACGGGGCATTTCGTATTCCAGCAAAAGCCTATGGCAAGGATACGTCTGCCGCAGATCATTGGGACGATAAGAAGCTCGAAGAATATGGCGCAACCAAGAAAGTTCTGAAAGACGGTGGCGTGATCCTTTATAGAAAGAATGGGCCTACCTCATGACCCAAGTCCTCACCACTAAAGACTATGCTTATCGCCGCTATTGCGAAGGCCGGTTGCTGTCCCTTCGGGTGAACCGCTATTCTTGGTGGGTCCACTGGCGCGAACTTGCAGATTACTTCTTGCCTCGCCGGTACAAGTGGCTGATTACACCCAACCAAATGTCCCGAGGTTCGCCGCTGAACCAGAACATCCTCGATTCAACGGGCTGCGTCTACGCGCGTAACCTTGCGTCAGGTCTTGTCTCTGGTAAATCTTCCCCGACGAGTCTTTGGTTTCGCCTGCGAGTTGGCTATTTCGACTCAACCCAGACCTCGCCAGTTTCGCTTTGGCTTGCCGAAGTTGAGCGGATCATGTATCTGATCTTCTCCGAATCAAACTTCTACAATTCCATTGCCACGTTCTACTACGACCTTGTTGTCTTCGGCACATCTTCGATGCTGATCTACGAAGACTTCGACAACGTCATCAACTGCGTCAATCCCTGCCTCGGCGAATACTACGTTGACATTGACGGCAAATATCGCCCGACGATCTTCTATCGCGAGTTCACATGGACAGTGATGGCCGTTGTCCGTGAGTTCGGCTACGACAACTGCTCAGCCGCTGTGCAGGAATGCTACGATCTCAAGGACGGCTCTGGTCTGTCCCGTGAAATCATCGTAGCTCATTCGATCGAACCCAACACCGATGGCCGGGCCAAAGAATTCGGCATCCCAGAACGCTTTAAGTTCCGCGAAGCTTACTGGGAATGGGGCGGTTCTGCTTCCCCTCAGGGTGGTTCTGCCAGTCCCCCCGGCTTCCTTCGCAAGCGCGGATATGAAGAGCAGATGGCAATCGTTGGTCGCTGGGACATTGTCTCCAACGATCCCTACGGCCGATCCCCTGCGATGGACGGCCTGCCCGACCAGAAACAGGTCCAACTCGAAACTCGCCGTAAGGCCCAAGCCATCGACAAAATGGTCAACCCTCCGCTGGTCGCAGACGTTCAGCTGAAAAACCAGCCTGCGAACCTGACTCCCGGCGGTATCACCTTTGTGTCTGGCTACAGCGCCTCTGGCAAACCCGGCTTCGCCTCAGTCTACGACACCAAGTTCCCAATCCAAGAAATCACGGCCGACCTCGAAGAAGTCAAAGGACGTCTCGCGGAGATTTTCTTCAATGATGTGCTTCGAACAGCTTCGCAATACGAGACACGTTCAAACGTTACTGCGGTTGAATGGGACCTACGTAAATCCGAATCTCTCGTTATGCTCGGACCGGCCCTTGAACGAATCGACAATGAAGTCCTTAGGCCAGTGCTTGAGCGAGTCTTTGCGGTTGCAAATCGAGCCGGGATCATTCCTCCCGCGCCACCCGAAATCCAAAACCAGATGATGACCATCGACTTCGTATCCATGCTTGCTCAGGCCCAGCAAGCCACCAAGGCCGGATCGATCGAACGCGTGCTTTCCTTGGCCGGCAACATGGCAGGCGTCATCCCCGGCTCCACGGACAAGATCAACTTCGACTACGCGCTTGACAAATACTCCAGTCTACTGAACAATGATCCTAAGATGATGAAAACAGATGACGAAGTTGCCCAGATTCGTGAGCAGCGGGCGCATCAAGAACAGGCAGCCCAGCAGGCGGAAATTGCTGAGAAGCTTGCCCGCGGTGCCAAGACAATGGCATCGGCTGATGGCGGCGGACCTAGCCCGCTGCAACAGATGGCTGGAGCGACCGGCTAATGCGTAATGCCTCCGAACGGAAAGACATTCGCCGATATGAGAAAGCCGCGAAGATCGCCGAGCAGGACCGGATCAACTTCATCGTCGCAGCTATGTCAACATCGGCTGGTCGAACATATTTCCGTGACCTTCTCGCAAGTTGTCATATCTTCGCGGACCCCTTCACCGGCGATGCTTTGCTCGAAGCCTATTCCAAAGGCGAACGCAACATCGGGTTGAAAATCTACAACGACATTGTAACTAATTGTCCAGACTACTTTGTCTTGATGATGAAAGAAGCCAACATAGCGGAGCAAGTTAATGAGCGACGGGACAGCGACGATAGAGACACCGACGACACCGATGGAAGCCCCGATGGGGAACTCGCCGGAAGCGCGGACTGAGACGGGAGAAATCATTGACCAATCCAGATCAGCTGAACCTGCCCGGGATACAGCCGCCCCAGCCGCAGGGGACAAGCCCGTCGTCCCAGAGTCCTACTCCGATTTTTCTATCCCCGAAGGACATACTCTCGACGCAGCCACCATTGAATCTGCTACCCCCATCTTCCGAGAACTTGGTCTCTCCCAAGAACAGGCTCAGAAGCTTGTAGACTTTTACTCGGCGAAGATTGGCGAAATCAACACGCAGAACGAAGGCTTCATGGAGCAGATGCGCACGGAGTGGCGCTCGCAGCTTCAAGCCGACAAGGACATTGGCGGAAAGCTTGACGCGGTAAAGGTTGATATCGGCCGAGCCCTTGATCGAATCCCCGAGGCCACTCGCACCGCCTATAAGGAAGCCATGGACTTGACTGGCGCTGGGGACAACCCTGCCATCATCAAAGCCATGTATTCCCTTGCCCAGCTTGTGAACGAAGGCACCCCTGTTCGCGGGGACAACCCTTCGCCACATGGACAGTCTCGTACAGGCGTTGAATCCAAGCCGTCACCGGCGGCTGCGATGTATCCCAACCTCCCGAAACGCTAAGCCCTACTAGGGATGAACGCGATGGCCAGATTAGTTTTCGGATCATCTAACCTTAAGGAACTTTGAAATGGCTACTGTTGGCTCCCTTGCAATAACGTATGCAGACTGGGCGAAAAGAATGGACGACGGCTACAAGGTCGCGTCTATCATCGAAATCCTCTCCCAGACCAATGAAATCCTTGACGACATGCTCGTCATGGAAGGTAATCTCCCGACGGGTCACAAGACCACGATCCGCACGGGCTTGCCTCAGGCTACGTGGCGTCTGTTGAATGCCGGTGTCCCGAATGCTAAGTCCACGACTGCGCAGATCGTCGACACCTGCGGCAATCTTGAAACCTATGCGGTTATCGACAAGGATATCGCGGACCTCAACGGCAACACCGCTGACTTCCGTCTGTCTGAGGTTCGCGCCTTTCTCGAAGGCATGAGCCAGCAGGTCGCCTCCACGCTGATCTACGGCAACCAGCACACCAACCCAGAACGCTTCACTGGTCTGGCCCCGCGCTATTCCACGAAGACCGCGGCCAACTCTGCGACGGCTGCAAACGTTCTCGACGCTGGCGGTACGTCTTCGACCAACACTTCGATTTGGACGCTGGTCTGGGGCGATGACACCCTCCACGGCACCTTCCCAAAGGGCAAGATGACCGGCCTCCAGCACAAGGATATGGGCGAGTGGCCTGTGGCCGATGCCTCGGGCAATACCTATCAGGCCTACCGCGATCACTTCAAGTGGGAAATCGGTCTGGTCCTTCGCGACTGGCGCTACTGCGCCCGCATCGCGAACGTGGATGTGAATCAGCTGACTGGCGTTTCGGCTGCGAACCTGATCAATCTTCTGGTCCGTGCGCTCTATCGCTTGCCGACTGCTCCCTCGGGTGCAACGGCGATTCAGTCCTCTGACACCCCGGCTGTCCGCGGTAACATGGGCCGCACGGTGATCTACTGCAACCGTGTGGTTCGCACCTACCTCGACTTGCAGGCGATGAACAAGACCAACGTTCTGCTCCGTCTCGAAGAGTGGGATGGCAAGGTCGTCACCACGTTCCGCGGCATTCCGGTTCGTACGTGTGACGCAATTTTGAACAATGAGGCGCAGGTTGTTTAGGATCTGATCGCAAGTCATTAGTCCTAAACACAAAAAGGAACTCAAACCATGATTCTCGACAACCTTCTCACCTTCACCGGCACGTCTAACGGCGCGACTGGTGGTATCACGGCCGGTGCTCAGACCGATCTGCCGACGACGGGCACTCAGGCGGCATCCAACATCATCGACCTTGGCGTCGCCAGCGGTGTCCCTAGCTCTGCCAATGGCGGCGGTGCTCGCGATATCGGTGCTGGCGGCGATCCGGCAATGAAGCTTTCGGCGCTTGTCACTACGGCAATCACCGGCGGCACCAGTCTCCAGCTTCAGTTGCAGGGCGCTCCGGATAACGGTTCTGGCGCTCCCGGCTCCTACACCACGATGTGGCAGGGTTCGGCTATTGCCGAGGCCTCGCTTGTCGCCGGTGCGCAGCTGGCCAACATCGACGTTCCGCGTCCGGCTCCGGGTCAGGCTCTGCCCCGTTACCTAAAGCTGAACTTTATCTCGGTTGGCACTCATTCTGCGGGTGCTATCAACTGCGGTATCGTGCTTGATCGTGACGACCAGATTCTTGGCACCGGTGGTGTCTACTCTGGCTATCCCGCCGGCCTCACGGTCGCTAACTAAAAGGACCCCTGCCATGATTCGCAAGCTTCTCCTTGGAACTGTGGCAGGGTTCGCACTTACTGGTGCGGCCCTTGCTCAGATCAACTCTGTCCCTCAGGTCGGTGTAATTTCCGGCATTCTTAAGAAGTCTACGTATTCCGCGGTTGCGCTTGCGCTTCCTCCGGCGGCGTCGGCTACTGATATTGCCTGTATTGCTGGTTCGTCTACCAAGACTGTCATTGTCCGTCGAGTTACGGTCACAGGCACGGCAGGCACCTTGGTCACGGCACCGTTCACCATGGTCCGCCGTACGTCGGTTGATTCTGGTGGCACGGCTGCAACTACGACTGCGAATTGGGCTAACACCATTTCGCAGCGTGATTCGAATGATGCGGCAGCTTCGGCAACGTTGATTTCGTATTCAGCAAACCCGACGATTAACGATACCTCGCCAACCTACATTGCGTCGGCTCATTTGACCATTCCGGTCACTTCGGCTGGTACTGTAACCCGACCGCTTGTGTGGGAATTTGATACCCCGTTCTCATTCGTCAAGGGCGTGGTTCTTCGTGGTGCGGCTCAGCAGGCTTGCATCAATCTCAATGGTGTCAGTGTCTCGTCCGGCCTGCTCCATATTTCCATCGACTGGACGGAGGAATAAAGCCATGGCCCGGTGGAAGCTTATGACTCCCCATTACCTCAACGTTGAAGGCGAGGAATGGGAATACCAAGAAACCAATCGAACTACCGGCCGCCCTCAGCGGACCAAGTTCCCGGTTCCGCGGCTGCTTGATATCCGCGATCCCCAGTGCTGGACGAACCAGTGGGGCAACAAGGACAACGCCGAAGGCGAAATCATTGTCTGCTACAAGGGCAAGGGCGATCCCAAGGACATTGTCTTCACCGGCGATCCCACTCCCGACATGTATCCGGTTGACGACGAGGCCAAGGAAATCTCGGCCACGTTTGAGGCTCGTTGGGGCGCTAAGCCCGAGAACATGGCGGGTGATTTCGCCCAGTCGCTGATTGATAAGTTCCAGACTGAACTGGCGATGGTTCAGTCTAAGCCTGCCGAGATTCCCGGCATGACCGATCTGATTGCGAACATCGGCAAGCTTGCTGAGGTCAATCAGAAAGTTCTCGAATCCGCTGCTCGGAGGGTCTGATCATGGGTCTTATCGTTGCAAATCCCGGAGGCGCACTAGCATACAATGGGGCTAGCGGCGGTAAGATTTATGGCTATAACAACATCACCGAGTCAGGCTTGGTTCAGGTTGCGGCTGCGAATACCAGCCGCACCAAACTTACCTTTCATAATCCGGGATCAAATGATGTATTCATTGCCCCGGTTGTGATTCAGACCTCGGGGTCTAATGTAGCCTTCACGCCTAGCAATGCAGCCCTTGGCGGCTGCATTCGCATATATGGCAATGGTGGACAGTTCACGATCGAAGGCGAATGCCAAGGTGCCTATCAAGCGTTTGCTGTGACTGGTGCGGGTACGACTAATCCATTGACTGTTATCGATACAAACGTGTAGAGGCAGGACTATGATTCAGATTCTTGCCCTTCTCTTTGGTCTTATAACCAGCCCCGCATTTGCGCAGAACACCACCTGTGCAAATAAACCTGCGGCTGACAACTCGAATGCCTGCGCCAATACACGATTTGTTACCAGCGCAATCACCGCGGCCTACCCGAACACTTGGCTGAAATCTGTTGTAGGCACAAGTCAAAACGCGACTGCGACAGCTTTTGCTCCTGCTAATCAGGCGCAATATCTTGTAGGTTCATTCACAGGTTCAGGCGGTGCGCCTTATGCACTCACAAGCGTTGCAGATACGGCCACAGGCTCAACCGCCGTTCCGGCTCTAGCCGCGCAGTGGATTGCACATAACATCAATGCTGGTGCCGGTGAAGGCAATCGTTTTTCGCTTATGCCAATTCTAACAAAGAATGTGGCTATTGCTGGAACCGATGCATCGAAGAAATTCTACACACCGTTTTTTGCGATTCACTTCGCTAATGCAGGCGACGGTGGTTCGGCTGTCGGTCCGACTTATTATGGCTCCTATTATGGCATAGCGTCACTCCTTGAAATGCGGAGCGGGGCGACATATCTAAAATCAGCCCAAGGCGCTGAGTTTGATATCTCGATGCAAACTGGGTCGAGTGCTCAGTATAAATCAGGCTTACTGATTGCCAGCGTCAACAGCGACGCTGTAAAAGGTGCAACCTACGAGGCAATGCTTTCGTTTGGCCGCGACTCTACGACCACGGCAACATGGGATCGCGGGATTGATTTCAACTGGCCGCTGGGCCTGTTTCCGTTCTCGACTTCGGCAACGCTGATTGGATCAAGTAGTGGTGGCACTGTTGATAAAGGCGTTGATCTTTCCGCACTAACCATAACGACGTCTGCATTCAAATCAACCGGCTATAATATTACCGGCTCAGGCGCAGCAACTGTTGCTAGCTTGGCTTCGTCTGGGGCAGTTTCTGGTACAACTGGTAATTTCTCTAGCACCCTTTCTGCCAGCACCATAACTTCAACTGGTGCGGCGTCTGCATTTGTTATGGCATCGCGCACTGGTTCGGGGACTAGTTATCTTTGGTACAATCCAACAGGCGCTGGGATTAGACTATCCGATGGCGGTTCAGATATTGTCACTGTTGATTCGGCTGGTGCAATTGTTTCATCCAGCAATGTCACTGGCATACATCTTTACTCGACAGTTTCAGTACCAACAGCTTCGACTTGTGGTGGTTCTCCTGTGGTCGATGCGGGTTCATCCAGCCATGCTGGCAAGATCACGTTTGGCTCAGCCACAACTGCCTGCACCCTGACCTTCGCCAGTGCCTTCGCCAACAACGCCTTCTGCACCGTAACCCCGGGAGCGCAGCCCGCGGCAGTTGCCAATATCCCGTATATCTCTGCGCAATCCAAAACCGCGTTCACCATATCCGGTGGCACAGCTTCCGCAGTCTACTATTACAACTGCGGCGGAAACTAAGGAGAACCTCATGGCAAAGCTTGGTACGTCCGACGGCGGTAAGCCCGAAAAGAAGGACCTTCCCTATGAGCCGCCGAAAGGACCGACGACCCAGACACGTCAGGGACCGGGACTTGGTGGAACTAATCATGGCTCTTGTGGAACACAGGGAAAGCGATAATGGACGAAGATTTCAAATCAACTCTGGCGTGGGCAAACGAACAGCTAGACGAACTTACCACCTATACGCAGACCGAAGCCTTTCGAAAGCTTACTGCCGAAGATCAAGACCTGATCGTACAACAGGCGAGTGCGCTGAATGCATACACGGATGTTCTGACAATCCGAGCAGCTAAGGTTAAGAAATGACAACCTTCACCGATATCGCCAATCGTGCGCTGCAAGTCCCCGGCACCCGTACCACGGTAACTGCACTGGAACTTGCAAACAATTCCACGAACGAAGCTATTCAGATCAATCTTGCCTACAATGCAGTTCGCAAGCGTTTGATCCGCATGGCTCCGTGGAACTGCGTGTTGAAAACGGCGAATCTGGTGTACATTACATCGTTGCCGGGAACTCCCGAGAACTCGGCAACGACCTTTGTTGGTAAGCCTTGGCAGTCAGGCATCCCTTCGCCGCCTTGGGTTTATGAATATCAATACCCGGTTGATTGTGTGTATGCCGCTTGGATTCCGCCGGTGGATAACATCGGCTTTGGCGTTGGCATACCAGCAGGCCCGCCGGTTAAGTTCACGGTTCAGACCGATACCTTTCGGCCGGTGACTGGAGTTTCGATCAACGATGGCGGCACTGGCCATGCCGCAGGCGATATCATAACTCTGCCCGGCACTATTCAAGGCAATGCTCCAATAGGTGCGCCTGCGCAGATTCAGGTTGACACAGTTGTGGCTGGTGTCATAACTGCGGCTTCGGTTGTGAATCAGGTAATGGGTTCGGCTACGCCTAAAGGTGGCAGCTACTTCACCACTCAGACCAACCCGGTTGCTCAGGACACCACCACCGGTTCAGGCATTGACGCGAGCTTTAACCTTACCTATGGTCCCGCCAGTCCGCAGCGGGTGATACTGACCGACCAGCAATACGCCACGCTGGTTTATTGCGCCGACGTCACTGATCCAGATATCATGGACGATTCGTTTCAAGAGGCATTGGTCAAAATTCTCGGCGCGACTATTACCATTCCACTTGCTGGCGATAAGACTCTCGCTAAGATGGCAATCGAAACAGCCAATAAAATGATCGAAGAAGCTCGTGAAGGTGACGGTAACGAAGGTCTTACCATCAACGATGTAACCCCAGATTGGATCAGGGTTCGTGGTGTGGATTATCCCGATATCTATACCCAGTCGCAATGGGGCTTTAGTTGGGGCCCGCTTTGGCCAATTCTTTAAGGTAAGCCGATGCCTCATATCATTGCCCAAGCAAGCTTTAATTCCGGCGAATGGTCACCAAACCTATACGCTCGCGTTGATCTGGCGAAGTACAAAGCCGGTGCAGCGCTGCTTGAGAATTTCTTTGTGGATTATCGGGGAGGGGCCAGCACACGAGTTGGTACTCAGTATATTTTGCAGGCGTATAAGTCTGCAACTCCGGTGAGGCTTATTTCATTTCAAGCCAGCTTCACAGTCGGCTATGTGCTTGAGTTTGGCGATGGGTACATTCGGTTCTTCTATCGCGGATCGCCAATCATCGAAACTGGTGTTGCAATAACCGCAGCGACCAAAGCCAATCCCTGTGTGATAACTATCCCGGGGCATACCTATTCCATTGGCGACTGGATTTATGTTCAGAACGTTGTGGGTATGACGCAGATTAATCAGAAGTATTTTATCGTAACCGCGGTGGCTGGTAACAATGTTACCATTGCCGGGTTAAATGGAACCAACATAAACTCAACTGGATACTCGACTTATACCTCTGGCGGCACAGCCAGCCGGGTTTATACCATTGCCTCGCCTTATACAAGTTCCGACGACCTACGTTTGATCAAGTTCGCGCAGAGCGTCAACCAGATGATCCTCTGCCATCCTAACCACGAGCCTTATGTGCTGACCCTTATCTCAGCCACCAACTGGACGCTAGTTCCGGTTGTGATTGGCGCGACTATATCGGCACCCGGCACCCCGACACTTGCAGGATCATTCGTCTTCTTCCCCGGCGCAACTCCGACGAACTATTCCTACGGGGTTACCTCGATTGGCACCAATGGCCAAGAGTCGTCTATGTCGGCGGCCGCATCGCTGTATACCTAGGACATGCGCACGGTCACTGGCACGGTCAAGGCTTCGTGGACTGCGGTCCAAGGTGCGATTGCTTACAACGTCTATAAGACTCAGGTTTCGTATTTCGGCGTTCTGCCTGTAGGCGTTCAGTATGGGTTTGTCGGCACCTGCAAAGACGTTAACTTCATCGACTCTAACATTGCTGCGGATTTCACCCAGACTCCGCCGATATCAAAGAATCCGTTCGTAGGTTCTGGCATTGACCATGTTACCGTGACCACACCTGGGACCTATACCACTGTCCCGACTGTGTCCTTCGGCGGATCGCCAACCATTGCCGCGACTGCGATTGCGGTGTTGCAGGTTCAGGGCACCCCCACAATTTCTGCCGGTGGCGCAGGCTATGCCATTGGCGACACGGTTAACTTCGGCAGCAGCCTTGTGATGCTAGTAACCAACGTTGCTGCTGGCGCAATTACCGCATGGTCTGTCCAATCGGCTGGTTATATCTCATCCGGTACTGTCCCGGCCAATCCATTCAATCAAATCAACACTTCAGGCGCAGGCACTGGCGCACAAATCTCTGCGACTTGGGGCGTGGGTCAGGTGGTTGTGACTGGTGCTGGCGCCGGTTTTGGCTCTGTCCCCGCTGTGATCTTTTCCACTGGTGCTGCTGCTGCGACGGCTTATCTTGGCGCAACCTCGAATGGTGTGCCTACGGTTCCGGGATTTGTTCAGCAGAGATTGTTCCTCGGAGGATTGCTTGGCGCTCCGCAGAGTTTCTACCTTTCACGCCCGGGATCATATTTTAACTTCGACATATCCCAGCCCTCTCGCGCGGATGATGCTATTTCCGCGACGCTGGTTTCGGGCACACTCAACAACATCAAAGCGGTTATCCCGTCTAATTCAGGCATGCTTGTCCTCACCGACAAAGCTTCTTGGGTTGTGAATGGTGGCACGGCTGGCGCAGCGCTTACTCCGTCATCGCTGAATGCCAATCCGCAGAGCTTTGTCGGGGCCAGCGACGTTCCGCCGATTGTTGCGAACTATGATATCCTGTATGTGCAGAGTAAAGGCTCGGCCATTCGCGATCTGGCTTTTAACATTTACTTCAACACTTTCACTGGCACCGATATCTCCACGCTCGCCAGCCATCTGTTCTACAGCTACACCATCGACGAATGGGCATGGGCTGAACAGCCGTTTTATAACGTGAATGCCATTCGTAACGATGGCACAATGTTGACTCTGACCTTTCTCAAGGAGCAGGAATTTGTTGGTTGGTCACATTATACCACGCTCGGTGCTTTTAATTCGGTTGCTTCGGTTACTGAACCAACCGACACAGCCGGAACTGTCGATGCGGTCTACACTGTTGTTGAGCGGACTGTTGGTGGAAACTCTGTCCAATATATTGAGCGATTTGCTGAGAGAGCTTTTCCAAATGGTGTCGAGGATGCTTGGTGCGTAGACGCTGGACTTCAATACGAAGGCGCACCTGCGACCAGCTTCTCTGGCGGTGAACATCTTGCAGGGCTGACCGTGACTGGCCTTGCTGATGGGCTGGTGATCACTCCGTTTGTGATGGCTGCGAATGGGCAGTTTACTCTGCCGGTTGCTGCATCTAAGGTCACCATTGGCCTTGGTTATACCTGCAAACTCCAAACCCTAGGCATCGACACTGGCGATGGTGCAATCCAAGGCAAGCTCAAGCGGGTTGTATATGTTGACGTTCGCGTGAAGGATGCGCTTAACCTGCTCGCTGGGTCGAGCTTCAACCGATTGGTACCGATCAAAGACCTTATCATTGGCAATGTCTCGTCCATGCTCACCGGCCAAGACTCTCAGCTCATCACCGGGCTTGTCACTGGCGACGCGCGCATCACCATGGACCCAACCTACACCATCCCCGGTCAAATTTGCATTCAGCAATCCGATCCGATCCCTGCTACTGTCCTTGGCTTGTTCACTTCGCTTGAACTTGAGGGCAGCCGATGAACGGGGAAATCTACCGAATCGACAAAGAAGACCTCGCGGGATTGACTTTACAACCAGAAGTGTTGTATGCTGGTAACATATCCAGCCAGATGCTTGCGGGATTTTATCGCGGTCAGTTGCTGTGTATCATCGGTTTCATCCCGCGGAGTTTTCTTTCGGATGAAGCCTATATGTGGATGCAGACAATGCCAGAAGCCAAGGCACATCCCACAATGATCGGCCGACACGCTCGCCGGGTTATCCCGAATATGCTCAAGGTTTATCCTAAACTAATCGGGCATTGCTTCTCGCCAGATTCAGCGCGATGGCTTAAATCGCTTGGCGCTGAAATCCATGGTACTGTCTTTGAAATTCGGAGCGCCTGATGGCTGATCCAGTCACGCTAGGTACAATCGGCCTTGCTTCTAGTGGTGCCTCTGGCGCACTCAGAATCTTTAGCTCGCTTATGGGTGGTGGCGCGAAGGCTGATGCGTATAAGTATCAGTCCTCGATGGCTTGGCAGAATGCTGCGATTGCTAAGCAAAACCAAAAGTACGCATTGGATATTGGCGAGCAGCAAGCTGAGAAGCAGGGTATCGCTGGGGCTGCGCAGGCCGGGCAGGTTAAAGCTGGACAAGCTGCGTCTGGCGTTGATGTAAACACAGGGTCAGCCAAAGAGGTTCAGACCAGTCAGCATCTTGTTTCGCAGATGGACCTTAATACTATCCGCGAGAAGGCTGCCAAGACTGCTTATGACTTTTCGGTGCAGGCAACGAACTACGAAAACCAAGCCAAAGGTTATTCCAAAGCCGCCAGCAATGCTAAAACCGAAGGTGTCCTTGGGGCAGTTTCGTCGTTCATCGGCACTGTCGGTTCGGTTTCCAGCAAATGGCTACAAGGCAATCAGCTTGGTATGTGGGGCAATGGCGGCGGAAGCCTTAGCAAACCCGGCCCCGATCCGCTGACTGAATGGGAGTATGGACACTAATGGCCAGCAATGTTCCATACACAGGTGTGCCGACGGTACAGCCGAGCTTTGATGCAACCCCGAGCGTGTCTTCCAACATCCCGATGGATGCGTTTGGTGCTGGCGTTGCTGGGGCTGTTGGGCATCTTGGTAAATCCATCGAAGGCGCTGGCAGTGAACTTTANTCTCGCGCCATCGCGATGCAGCAGCTTAACGAACAGGCCAATGCTGCGAATGCGGTTGCTGAGTTCACCACGGCGCAGGGTGAAAAGTATGCGCAATATTCCACGCAGAGTGGCAAGAATGCTGTCGATGGATATAAGCCATATATTGATGATCTGAACGCAACGCGCGAGTCGATCGGGCAGAAGCTTTCCAGCCCATATGCGCAGAAACTTTATCTGCAAGAATCCCGGTCGATTCAGGCCCGGTCGGTATTCTCAGCCGCGGCTCATGCAGGGCGCGAAGGCAAAAACTATGCGATTGGTTCAGTTCAAGCATCTATCGATGCTAGAGCTAATGCCGCTGCACTTGCACCTCAGGATGAGGAATCTTACCAAGCAGCGCTTGTAAAGAATGCGCAGGATGTAAAACTTCTTGTTAGTGGTTTAGGTGGTGGTGACGAACAGGCCGTTAAAAATACCACACAAATGATGAATTCTAAATTAACCATGGGTCGCATTTTAGGCCTGGCCAAAAGCGATGTGCCCTCGGCGCAGAAGTTGCTCGATGCTGCGATTAAAGCTGGAAACATTTCAGGCGATGATCTTGGCCGAGCACAGACCTATATCCGTGGGCAGAAGCTCAGCGTAGCCTCGCGGCAGGAAGCTGCGCGGATGTTCACCGGGGATAACCCGACGATTGGTCAGGGTAAAGTCCCGGTTGAGAATATCCTCGAAGCCATCGCCGGGAATGAAGGCGCGGATTACGGAACCCTGCATCCGACTAAGGTGACTCAGAAAGTCAAAGGCCAGATGATCACGGAGCAGGCTCTGGGTCGTTATGGCGTGATGCAGTCGAACTTGCAAGACTGGCTTAAGGAAGCCGGGATGCCTGCTATGTCTGAGCAGGAGTTTCTGAATAACCCGAAGGCTCAGGATAAACTTGCTGGGTTTAAGCTCGGGCAGTATCAAGAAGAAGGCGGGTCTGCCTCTGCGGCTGCGAATAAGTGGTTCACCGGAAGCTACACGCCTGACCCGAAAGTCTCAGATAAGATCAACACCGCTGCAAGCTACCAGAAGAAGTTCCTCGCAGGGCTTGCCAAGAACTCTGGCGCAGCCGAAGTCAGCAAGGCTGCTCGGGATAGGTCTAAGGAACTCTTTGGCGATGATGCTGAGGCTGAGGATGCGTTTGAGCAACAGGCGCTGACTCGACATAGCCGCGACAAATATATGGCCCGTGAGGCTGAATACGAAGCCAATCAAACCATCGAAGACGCACTTATCCCAGGTAAAGACGGTAAATTTGTGACTTCAATCGAAGAAGTGCAAGACCCAAAAGTACGAGCCGCTTGGGATGATCTTCGGCCATCGCAACGTGCACGTTTTGAGCAGCGGATGCGCATGAATGCGCGTGGTGATTATGGTGAGACTGCTGAGAATCAAGCTGAATATCGCAAATGGGCCGGACGGCTGACTGATCCAATGGCATCGCCTGATGATAAAATCGCTGCGATGAACGAAGACTTTATGAACAAGCCCATGCCTGCAAGAGATAGGCAAACTTTAAATGGACTTAAGAATAAGCTCTGGAAGGATCAAAATCAAAACCCGGCGCTGAATCGTGCTATGGGTGCAGCTGATGATATCTTTAGACAGGCTGGGATCACACGAACCAAACGCAAAGATGATTATGATCTGATCCGCGGTTCGATGTTTGCTATTATGCAAGACAGAATAGCTCAAGGCGATCCTGTTAAGACCACTAAAGAAATGCGTGAGATTGCATCAAGTTTCGTGCGGCAGGTTAATCAGACCAAGATTTGGGGCACTGTTTGGGGCGGCAACGAAGCCTTCAAAAATGAAGTGCCTGAAAAAATGAAACAGGAAATTATTAAAGGCTACATGGAACGATATGAGCGTGAACCTGATGCCAAGGCAATTCAGGAAATTTACAACGCTCGTATGTATAATGAGCTTTACGGTAAAGCTAAGCAAATGCAGTCTGATAAGAATGCTGCAACTGGACCTAGTTCATACACGCCGCAGGTTCCGAGGTCACAATGAACGAATTTGATAATGTCATCCGTGACTATAACGATGCGCCTGCAAGTCTTGCAACGACTTCGCTCGATGCTAATCCTGATCAAGGCGTTCGGGCGCTAAAACTTAGCCGGGCTACAGGGCAGCCTGCGCTTGCAGTTTATAATGATCTAGATAATGCTGAGCAAGAGCATCGCGCTAATCTTACGCATTCGATCATTCGCGGCAATGATAGACTTGCTGGTTTTATTCGTGGTAATCCATTAGCCGATGTAGTGTCAAATGACGATTACGGCAATCTCGATGAATCCTCGCGGGCTTTCACCGAAACCCTAAACTCTCATCCAATCTGGGGTAAAAGTCTTGCTAGTAAATATATTGGTGAACCACTTATGGAAGGTGTGCGTAGTGCAGCGCAATCTTTAATCGAAGGTTTTGGTTATGATTTTGGCAAAGGTGATTTTAATTTTATCGTCGATAAAGCTTTAGAAGATTATCAAAAAGATTTTACAAAAAATAATCCATACAGTACAGAAGCTTATCGGGCTTTGGAACTTATTCCAAGGGCTATGGTCGGCTCTGTTATGTCTCCAATAAATGTTGCTGCGGGTTTTCTTGGAGGATCGGGGAGTAAACTCGCTGAGAATCTTGGTTTTGATTCTGCTGCCAGCCAACTTAAACGTGAGCTTCCTGAAGTTGTTATGCAAGGCCTTATGGGTGGTGCAGCACCACATGCTGATGCTGCTATGGGGCATATTATCCGCGCACATGAAGCTGCTAAACAGGCCAAGCCTTGGCTCGATGCGGGGGTGGATGTGCCGCGTGGCGTCCACCCGCTCATTGACGAGATTAAGGTTAAGACGAACGACGCTTGGGTTGATAAGATTCAGGCGGCGTTGGATCAGGCGCAGAACTCCCTGACCAAAGAACGCGACCCGGAACTTTTTAATAACTTCGCCAAGCAACATTTCGAAGACGCCCAGATGGGAATTTCTGGCGATCGTGTCGCCGCGCTGTATGGAGATAAGCTTCCTGAACCCGGCGATGGATTGCTTGGCTGGGTTCCGGGAATTGCGGAGAAGCTCGAAGCGGCCAAGACCTTTGGCGAGGATGTGCATGTTCCGCTGGCGGAGTGGGTCACGTATATGGACCCGCAACTGGCGAGGGAATTGAAAGACGATATCCGCGCATGGCCGGGTGGGATCACCAAAACCGAAGCGGCGGCTAAAGACTTTGCGGCGCCTGCGATTGATGGGGCTAAAGAGACTCTATCAGCTAAATCTAAAGAAACTGTACCTGAAATCGAGCCAATAACGCTAGATCAACGTCTTGATGCATATCGTAATGAATATCGTAATATGCTCGAAGATGCGACTTTTGATGAAAAAGGTTTTCGTATATCAGGATTACGTGATGCAATTGATGTAGTTTCATCGGCTTTCGGTGTGACTGGTGATCGTGGACGTGAGGCATTAGCCTTAGCTATATCTCATGATCGCCCTGATATTGCAGAAGCTTTGGTTCAGCGTGCAGAGCGTTCGGCACAAACATCAAATACAACTCCCGGTGTTGCAGAAACAAGTCCTAAATATAATGAGATTAAAAAGAATCTTGAGCGCCTTAAAAAGGAAGCCGAGGATTACGCAGCGGAATTGCGTGAACAATTAAATGAAGCTAAGCTTAAAAATTCTACCATGCTAGATGGAGCATTGCCGCAGGTCCGGACTTCAGCTGCGCTTGAGCCGATGTTTGCGATTGGCGATCGGAAGCTTGAGCTTAAACGAGAATCAGAAACCAATCCATTTCAAGGAATGGACCCTAAAGAACTTGCTAAAAGTGATGGTCTTGTCTGGGAAGATATGTCGCGATATGAACAGCAACGCTATCTTGATGCTGTTAATGGATCAAATCAGCGTCAGCATTCTTGGCAGTTTCACGATGAAAAGGGTAATGTTGTTGGGCAACTTCTGATTAATCCCGACGCGGCAGCCAAACAGCTTTATGTAGATTGGGTTGGTGGGCTTGGTAAATTTGGGCCGAGTAGCTTTGGGCCGAGCTTGATCCGCGATATCAAGCGCCAACTTAAAGAAGCTTATCCTGAGTTTGAAACCATTGCCGGGCATCGAGTTTCTGGCGCACGGTATTCAGACAAAATTATTGAATCATATGCCAAAGACCTTGCTCATAAGGAAGGTGTGAAATGGGATAAACTCGATCCCAGTGAAATGGCCGATTATATGGCCGAAGCTTATGAATCATATACAAATTTAACAGATAGAGTAACTGTTAAGCTCGCCCTTGGCGATGCCTTTGAAATGTCGAAGGAATATACCGACCTTCGGAACATCCTTGACACCGCACCAACCAAGTTCGGCGATGTAACCGCAGACCTAAAGCCAACTGAACTCTACACCAAGCACGAGCAAGCCATTGGTCAAGCGGTTCAAGAAGAAATTAACCGAATCACCGGTAAGACTGCTGAACCTGTTCTGGCGAGTGACATTCGTTATGAAGGTATTGACGGCATTCGCGGTGTGTATCATAAGGCACCGGGCGAGGTCGCGAAGATACTTGTGAGCCTTGGGGACTTTGACGCAACGGGTATTGCCCGACATGAAGCGATTCACCATTTATATCGCGAAGGTTTCTTCAAGCCTGAGGAATGGAATGCGCTGATCGACGCTAGTAAGACCGAAGGCTGGCGGGAACGGTATAGCATTGACGCGCGATATGAGCATCTGAATGAGCTTGGGCTTCACGAGGAAGCCATCGCCGAAGCGTTCAGAGATTGGGCTAAAACCCGCGAACAGCAGCCGATCAATCCGGTTACGACTGTGTTCCAGAAAATCTGGGATTTGATGCAGCGGATCAAGGATCGAGTTGCGAAGATGCTTGGCCGCGAGCCGAGTTTTAATGAGTTGTTTGAACAGGCGTTCACCGGCGAGCTTGCTCAGCGCGGGCGAGGTGAGGTTCGGCCGGGGGATGCGTTTGCCAAGGGCGAGGTTGAAAACCAACTCCGCGCCGAAGCCGCAGGACTTGATGCAAAGTCTTTTAAGAAAATCCAAGACCTAATCCAGAAGCGTTATCAGGAAGATATCTCCGCCGCGGTCAAACGCGCTGAACAGGAACAACGCACGATCCAGTCCAAGGAATGGAAAGAGCAAGCCCGCGAAGTCCGCAAGGAATCGGAGGCTGACGTTCGTGCGCGGCCAGATGTTCAAGCGGATTTGCTGATTGGTTCTGGTGAACTTGGCGGGAAGAAACTTGAGCGGAATCGGTATGAGCTTCGCGCTGAGGACCTTTCACCAGAACAAAAGGCTGCGCTGCCGAGGCATTACTATTCTAAGGACGGTGTCCCGGTTGATGTAATGGCGAATCTGTTCGGTTATTCCGATGGCAACCATCTAATCGAAGCTTTGGCTGAAGGTAACAAAGGCAAAGAAGGTCGATCGGCGCAGGAGAACCTCAAGCGGCTGGTGGATGAAGAAACCAATCGCCGGATGGAAGAGAAGTACGGCAAGCTTCAAGAGAACATCATGCTTGACGCGATGGATCAGGCGCTGAGCGAAACCAACTTGCAGATTCTCTCCGAGGAATGGCAAGGCGCGGCTATGGCTGCGGGGGTTAAGGTTGTTAACAAAGACGTCGCCAAGTCCGAAGTCATGCGGATGTTTGGAGATATGAAGCTGGCTGATATTAATGTCGAGCGGTTGCTGGGCATTATGGGTAAGGTCGGTCGGGATACTGAACGGGCGCTGATTGCTGGGAAGAACGCTGAGGCGCTGGTGCTGATGCAGCGGAAGTATCAAACCGCGTTGCTGGCTGCGGAAGCGCGAAAGATTCAGAAGGAACAGGCTTCGGCGGAAAAGACTTTTAAGACCTTGTCCAAGCGCGAAGTCCCCAGCATGGAGCCGGAGTATACCGATTATGCGCATCAGATCATGCAGCAGATTGGTAAGCCTGTGCGTCGGTCGGTGCAGGATTTGCAAGAAGCGCTTAATCGTCATGGTTACGGCGGGCTGAAAGATTTCATCGAACACAAGCAACAAGACCTGCGGGCGATTGATGCTTGGGATCAGCTTTATGACACTAACTGGCGCAAGGATTATGCTGAACTTACAACCAGCGAATTCCGGGCGATCCATGACACAATCAAAACCCTTGTGCAGAACGGGCGTGATGAGCGAGTAATGTATCGCGAAGGTGAGGCTATAGCTTGGGCTATGCTTAAACTCGATATGCTCGATGACATTGTCGCAGCAGCGCATGGAGAACTTGCAACTGTAGGCAAAGGCAAGAAGGCCCTTCTGCCTGATCAGTATTACACTGGCGTTGTGCAGATGGAGACTTTCCTTAATCGGCTCGACGGATATGATCCTCGCGGTCGGTGGTTTCAGTATGTCTTCCGCGGATTGGCCGATGGAACTGCGCAGTTTGATAAGTGGAAGAAAGATTACGCGAAGAAGCTTTCGGCATTGCCTTCGCCGGAAAACCTGAGCAGGACTGTCGATAATCCGCTATTCAAAAACCAAAAGAACGACATGCCTCTGGCGTTCACCCGCCGGGACCTAATCGGGATTATGCTTAACACAGGGAATGACACGAACCTTGTGAAGATGGCGCATGGGTATAAGCTTAAGTCCGATGATGTTATGGCATGGATTCACCAGAATGCCACGAAAAAGGATTGGGATTACGTTCAGGGAATTTGGGATATTTTCAAGGATATCAAAAAGCAAACCGACACAATGTATCGCTCGTTGTCTGGCGTTGCGCCTGAGAGCATTCCGACACGGCCTGTGGATACCCCGCATGGACAATATGCTGGCGGGTATTATCCGTTGATTCGGCATCCGGAGTTTGGTGATGTGCAGGGGCGCAGGTTTAAAGACGTGCTTGCTCAGGAGAACTGGGTTAATACATTGCCTGCGGCTGGACATACAAAGCTTCGTACCGGCGCGATCTATCCGCTGGCGACCGATCTGAACTACATGGTCGGGCACATGAACCAGATGCTGTTCGACAATGCGATGCGCGAACCGATCATGCAAGCGTCGAAGGTTTTCCACGATAAGGAAATCCGCAACTCAGTTTACAAATATTTCGGCCAAGCTTGGGAAGGTGAGCTTCACGATTACATCGTAGGCGTGGCTAATTCGCAGAATTACATGGCCAAGAACATGCAAGGGTTTGCTTGGCTGTCGGAGACTCTGCGGCAGAATATGATCGGCACTGTGGTTGGATTGAACCCCGGCACCCCGATGAAGCACGGACCCACGGCGCTGGTGCTGTCGATGAAAGAAGTCGGCGGGATGGAATTCGCCAAAGCTGTGCGGATGTTGCATTCGGTGAATGAAACCACCGGCGCTAAGTGGATGGACTTTGTCGATACGCATTCGCTAGAGATTCAACGCCGCGACAGAAACTGGCAAGAGACATTGTTTGGCGGTATGGCTTCGCATGACCCGACGAATAAGATTGAGCTTTATCGGCAGAAAATGATTCAGTTCGCGTCGAAGCCTGTGGCTTGGTCAGATATGGCATCAGCTCGGCCGACGTGGCTTGCGGCTTATCAGAAGGCTATTGGCGAAGGCTCAGACCACGGCGAGGCTGTAGCCTTTGGCGATCGTGCTGTCCGCCGTGCGCACGGGTCAACTGCCAGTACCAGCCGAACTGCGGTTCAGCGGAATTGGAATCCGTGGTTTGTGTCGATCTATAATTTCTGGTCAGACATTCTCAATCGTCAGATCGAGACGGTCTGGAAGGCTGGGGATATGTATAAGCTCACCGATGGCAATCCGGTGCAAAAAGGTCTGGCGACGATGCCGACGATCCTCGGCGGTGCGTTGGCTTATGTGATCTGGCCTGCGATTGTGGAGAACATGGTATCGCCGCATCCGCATAAGGAAGATGAAAGCTGGGCGAGCAAGACTGGCAAGTCGTTGGTGTTTACTCTGTCCGGCGGTTGGCCGATCCTTCGCGATATTGGTTCGGCTATGGCGATGGGCCGCGATCCGCAGATGGGTTTCACTGGCACCGCGTTGATGACAGGGTATAATGTCATTCGCGATTTAATGAAAGACGAGCCCTTCAATAAAGAACACGCGGGTAGGCTTATCCAAGATTGGGCCACGGTTGCTGGTGCACTTACTGGCGGACCTGGCGCACAGGTTGGGCGTGTGTTGAGATTTGGCCATGATGTTTATACTGGCAAAGAAAATCCACGCAATGCTTGGCAATGGGCTGTCGGCTTGCGATATGGTACCACTAATAAACATTCGCAATCTTTTGACGAGTATTGGAAAGGACATTAAATGAAAATGTCAGACGAATGTCGGCATCAGGTTACAGAACCTAGCGAAGGTCTGCGCCTGACTGCATATCGCGATTGCGTTGGGGTTTGGACCATTGGCTATGGCCATACCTCAAAGGCGGGAAAGCCTAAAGTTTTTCCCGGCCAGATAATCTCGAACAAAGAGGCTGATGCAATACTTGCGGCGGATTTGAATACGTTTGAAACCGGCGTAAGTTCAATGCTTGCAGATATCAAAGGAGTGAAGCAATATGAATTCGACGCGCTTGTGGACTTGGCTTTCAACATTGGCCTCGGTGCCTTTCGATCTTCTTCTTTGTTGCGGGCTTATCGTTTTGGAAATAAAGCTGTAGCCGCGGATAAGTTTATGGATTGGACTCGCGGTGGTGGTAAGGTCCTGCCGGGGCTGGTTACTCGGCGAAAGAAAGACCGCGCTTGGTTTGTTGACGGACGTCTTGGTGCCAGAACAACTACGATGTTCCTTGACATTGAAGAGGACATGGCACATAAATTAAATCATCCTGATCCTTGGATGGATAGGCTCGACAACTGGCTCAGCATAGGAGGTTGATATGAATCTACCCAACCAGAATCAGATAGTAGCGTTTGGTCGGCATGTTGTAACCTTCATCGCCGGTGCAGTGACGCTTATGTCGACGTTTAATCTAATCACGCCGGATCAGGCAAGCACGTTGAAGTCTTCGTTCACGCAGATTGTCCAGTCGCTGGGCGAGATTTCTGCGGCTGTTGCGCCAATCGTTGCGATTGTCTCGGGCTTGTATGCGAGTCGTTCGGCAAGCCCGGCGGCGCAGATCAAGGCAGTTGCAGCGAATGAGGCTGTCGCTAAGATCGAGGTAAAGGACCCGGTTGTGGCTGGATCTATCCCCAGCGAAAAGGTTGTGATGGCGTCCCCCGAAGGAAATGGAGCAGGGCTATGATTAAAACCGGAATCATTATACTCCCGCTGTTGCTGGGTGCTTGTAACGCAACCAACGAATTTGCTAAGATCAGCGCCGCGGTTGGGACTATCGACAATACCTTGGCCCAGCTTGCTGAGGGTAGTATCCCCAAGGCGTGTGCAATCATCGGGGTTGCCGATAGTTACTTTCAGGAATTGAAAGATCGGATCAGCGCCAAGAACATCGCGATCGAGGCGAAGGCTATGCGGGCTGCACAGGTGATCTGCGACAATCCGCCGACGAATACTGTCGCGGCTTTCCGATCGTTGTGGAACATTTGGCTGGCTGTTCAGAGTGCAACCAAAGCCTGAGGGATTCCCAATGCGCTATGAAATGTCGGAGAACGCAATGGAGAAGTTGGTTCAAGACGTTGCCGACATTAAGGCAGGTCAGGCGTTCTACAAGGAAAGCTTGCAGCAAATTGAGACGAAGCTTAACCAGACTGTGGATGAACACAGCGACAGGCTTCGTGAACTGGAAACCTACAAAAATAAGCAGCTAGGTTTGTTAGGCCTAGCTGCTGTTTTTGGTTCAGCGATAACTTGGTCTTTTGATCATATAAGCAAGTTATTGAAGCCGTGATTGATTTGTAGTGAAGAATCTGATCTTGGTGGACTTGTCAATCCCCAGTAAGAATATCTGACCAGACCCTTCTAAGATATCCACCACCCTACCGATAGAATGAATGGGCAGTCGATCACGGGCGAACCTCGTGATCTTCTGTTCGCTTACGCCCCATTCGCCGTCGTGAAGTTGGATGAAGTGCAGGATTTCTTCCATGGCTTGGGCGTCTGCGGATGTGGCACCGGCTTTGAAGATTTCTGGCATTGTGCGTTCGGCTTCTAGGAGCCAGCCCATTGCGCGGTTGAAGTCGTCTTTGGTTAGGATGAGAGCGTTGCTCCGATCAACCGCTGATACCATCGAAAGCTTGTATAGGTGGGTCCTGCGCCGGGTGACATAATGTATGAGCTTAGGATGATTGGGAACTGGTTGCTCCCCAAGAGCCCGCCAGTTGTTAACTGCATCTCTATAATCTTTTGTGACTTCAAATTGTCCGATGAGATCGTAGATAATTTGCATATCGTATGCCAAGTCTTCTGAGAAAGTCTCTTGGAGTTCTGCAAAGTCATCGCCAATGATCCTTTCATCCGAGAACACCATAATCAATCGCGAGGTAAAACCTTGGCCCCATGCCTTTTCTGGCATAAGGTCGGTTAGGTTCTGGGGAGTTGATCCGCAGAGCAGGTTGATCTGAGGCGCTTCGATTTTGATTTTAAGGTCGCTGGTACGGCGGACCTGTTGGTAGGGTGTTGGGTCATAGAACGCGGAAAGCCCGTCGATCATTTCGTTGTCGTATTTGTGGATAAATGCGCCGATTTCATCCGCGAAGATTGCCATCGAGTTGTAGTCCATCGGATCGTCGCCGGGTCGGATGATATTCCGCTTGGCTTTAACGAGGCTGTCTACGAGACTGGCGAAGGTCATCGAGATAGGCGCAAGATGGAACTCGGGCAAGTCTCGAACGTAATGCTTGCCCTCGTTGATGGTTCGGGTTTTACCCACGCCGGGATGTGCCACGAGAAAGGTATAGAGATTCGGGTAAAGCGGCCGCGACGTCATCAGCCAAACCTTCTGCTCAAGCGCAGATGCAATAGTGTTGATGGCAGTCCACTTGCGAAAGATCGGCGGAGAATGAAGATTAGCGGTTTGGTTTACGAAGGATTCGATCCAAGATTCCAGCTTCCTTTTTCCGCTTTCGCTCGTCGTGCCCGTAGAAGTCTTTGAGCCCGTTTGGGTTCGTCTGCTCATTATATTCGCCCTTATTCCATCCTGTTTTGCAATCATAGGGTATGCGAAGTACGCGGCCGTGGGAGAGTGGGACGGGGATCACAAGGTTTTCCATGAGGATTGGGACAACCCGGTCTTCGTCTTTCTCCGGATACATAAAGGTAAGCGCGTCGTGATCGTGCATCATGATAACGGCGATGCCCTGACGCCAGATATTGATGAGAGCTTGGTTGACGATTTCGGCGAGGGAGGATTGAGGATCGTAGGCGATGGCTTCACGGAGTGTGGATGGGTCTGAGCGGCGGCCGAAGAACCAGCGTTTGCGATTCATGAGGGAGACGAGATAGCCTTGCTTGCGCAGGGTTTCGTCTACGTGAGCCTGCCAACGCTGGTGGGCTGGGAAGGCCTCGAAGTATTTGGGTTGGAATTGGCGAACTAGGTCGAGTTCTACCTTTGCTTGCTCGGCCAGAGTTTGAGGTTTACCTCCGTAGTTACTTCCGTGTCCAAGTTTTTTACACATAAATCGATATGTATAATGCCTGTAATAGGGGGACTCTGCGATATGTTTATCGCTTTTAAGGTCACCTGTCCACGAGAGGCCAGGCCACATGATGCGAGCAACTGCTGTGTGAGGATCGCCTGATTCACAGGCGTCGAGGAATTTTCCGTCATGAAAGAGATTCCATTCAATAGCGCCTACACAGAAGGACTCGCCGGATTTAGCGTCGCATTTAGCGAATTTATATCCTGCATCAGCGATAAAGATTGATCGGAGAGATTCTTCAACATTCTGGAGATTTCCTCCAGTTCCGAATTCGGATATGGATGAGGAAAATCTTCCCGTTGAAGTGCCCGCAATATTATAAGACGTACGTATTCTTCCGTCCTCATCAATTGCAGTCTTAAGGACCGAAATTTTATCACCAAGCTCCGTGAGCAAATTAATGTGTTTGACAAGTTGCTCGGCAATGGGGTAGATTTCAAGCTTCTCTCGTGCTCCGCGATCGACAGTGGGCCGTCCACCTTTAC